AGTATTAGCCTGAAGAGTATGCCCAAGCAGGGTCAGAATTAATTATAAACACAAGATCATTATTTCTTGAAGTTCCCAATGAAGTTGATGTTACAACAGATTGAGGATTTCCAATTGACCCCGCAGAGTATGATGATGTTGATGTTGGTGAATAACTTACTGCGGCTATTCTTGCTTTTGTGCCTATGGGGAAGTTTGCTACTGGTGCTAAAGTTGATAAAATAGTTGCTATCGAACCGTTGCTTAATCCTGATACATCCATTGAAAATACTAAATCAGTAATAATGCCAGACACCTTGCTGTCAACATACTGTTTGATTGCTCTTTCACTTACTAAAGTTTTTTCTGGATTTGCAGATGTTAACTGTGCATCGTCATTAAAATTATCAACCTGTGTTCGAGTGGACGAGTCGTCATTGCCTGTCGAAGGCATAATAATTGCACCAACTCTTACAATGCCAGCGGCTACGTAGTTAGAATCTCCTACATCAATATCACCAAAGCCTGCTGTGATTGACCCAGCGTTTAGAGCACCAACAGATGTCAACGATGATGCAACAACCGACGAACCCAAAGTAGTACTACTTAAAATAGATGTGCCTGCAATGTCATAGTCTTTGCCAGAAGCAACTGACAACCCAGATGATGATCGTAAAGGACCTCCATCGCTGACAGCGAAGAATGTAATATTATTACCACTGCTGGATCCTCTTATATCAAGTCCAGCGCCTAGGTTTGTGTCTGCAGGAGAATCATTGTTTAAAATTAATGTAGCATTTTCAAACGATGATGAAGCACCAGTTGTAACCAATGATCCATCAACTTGCAAGTCACCATGGACTCTTACATTAGCAAGATCAGTCAATGTTAATGCAGTAGTTACTGTTGATGCTTTGTTGATTTTAAACACTATTGTTTCATTAGCATTATTTTGTGTAAATGTTAAAGCATTATCAACAATAGAAATTGTAGCATCTGTGTCGGCGCCTAATGAAATTCCTGAATCATTTAAAACACCAAATGTTCCTGATGTTGTTTGGTTTGCATTGTTAACAAGATAACTGGATGCCTCTGAACCACCCAACTGGAGTGCATTAGTGGCTGTGCCATGTATTCTAAATGTTGTTGAGTCTGTGTCTTGATACAGAGTAAGTCCTGCCTGCAACGTTGCAGAAGTAAATCCAGATGGGGTTGATGATAGTGTTCTATCAGTTTTTGTAAGTATACCAACTCTAGTACCATCCATATACAATGACACCACATTTGCAGTTCCGCCTGCGGATAACGGTTCCTCGTCTACTAACCAACCTGATTTGCCATCGCTGGTTTTGTAAATTGGTCCTATTAGGTCAAATGCAGTTCCGTCATACATGTATAATTGGTCATTTGTAGTATCATTCCAAAATGTGCCTGTTGCAAGTGCAGAGGTTGGTGCACTGGCTGCATTTCTTATGCTGATTTCTGTAAATTGTGATCCATTGTATACTTTAAGACTTGATGCTGATGCATCAAACCATAATTCGCCTTTAAGAGGAGCAGTCGGAGCAGTTGTACTTGCTGAATTTTCTAAAAGTTTTACTAAATTTTCATTGAATGCTTCACCGTAGGATTGATAATTTCTACCTATTAAACTTAGCGAAGTTGTAGTATCAAGAATACCGTCTTCGACTGTGGCTACTATGGTGCCATCTGTTTTATTAATTGTGTATGCCATCGTCTATATTTACCGTTCCTTATACATCAACAAAGTTTGTTAAACTCTGTATTCTAATTGTGTAGTCTATTTGAATTAATCTGTTCAAAGATTTTTGTACTGGATGAAAAATCACGTGGGTCAACAAATTACCAGCACCCGCTGTGCCTTCCCATGAAAATAATGCAATTTCATCAAACACATAAGTGTCATTCACTGTGGTTGTGTTATCAAATGCAGACTGTCCTGCAGGCTCACCAAAATCTAGCAGACAAGATATAATTGTGTCTGTGTATGTTGTGCCATCTGTATGTGCAATAGTAATCTTGTTTCTTGTAATATCGGTGTTTAAGGATGAATTGTCATTTACACTTTTATAATATGTTCTATTATAAAGATTAGCATTTGCGCCTGTAGTGTTTGGAGTCAGATATGTAATAATACCTGTGTTATCTACAGAGGTTCCACCATTACCAAAATGCATTTCTTCAATGTATCCAGTTGTCCTGTTGGCCACAGAATTTGCTAGTGATTTAGAAAAGTTTTCATAGTGTATGGCATTCTTTTTGTCTACATATACAGCGCCTGAATCAGGGTCAAAAATCTTGATATAACCTTGAATGTCTAAGCCTTGCTGTTCATCTGGCTTTACAATAGTAGATTTATCAGAGTCTTTATTATCGGAGTCGCTCATACCTATTATTTAGTATGGATAAATTAACAGCACTTATTTTTTCTGATATAAATAATTGCACATGGCAACTCAAGTACAATTTAGAAGAGGCAGTACTTCAGAACATAGTTCCTTTACAGGAGCAATTGGTGAAGTTACTGTTGATACAGATTTAGATACCATCAGGGTACATGATGGCTCAACAGCAGGTGGTATAAGAATAGCAAAGTTTTCAGAAGTCAACAGTGCTTTTACACTATCAGATGCATCATCAAACACTATTAGTGTAACCCCTGGAGATTCAGATATCACAATAAAAGGTGATGGCAGTGGAGTTACTCCAACTGTGGCTGGTAATTCAGTCACCTTTGCATTAGACAATGTTGTAAATTTAACCAGCATATCATCATCAGATTCAACTGGTGTTACTATTAATGATGATCTTCTAATTACTGGAGTAATCAAAGCTGAAGGAAGCTCAGCAATCTTTATTGATGATGGTTTAAGTGTGTCAGGTGCTATAACAAGTTCCACAACAATATCTGGTACCACTGTAACTGGTACCACTTTAACACTGGCTTCAGGATTTTCAGCCACACAATCAAGTGGTGATGTGACCGTAGCCAATTCAACTTCGGACAAAGATTTAATATTCACTGTCAATGATGGCGGGGCTGCCACTGAGGTGTTTAGACTAGACGGCGATGTTTCTGCATTGCTTATAGCGTCAGGCAAAGAACTTAGATTCGCAGACTCAGGAGAAAAAATTGCCAGTGATGGCACCGACTTAACAATATCCTCAGGTGCAAAAATTACTTTGGCAGCAACTTCAGATGTGTTTATTCCTGTAGACATTGGTCTTGCTTTTGGTGATGGTGGTGAGAAGATTGAAACAGACAACACAGATTTAACAATTACATCAGGTGGTAAACTTAACTTATCTCCCAACACAGATGTACACATTCCTGCGAACAAAGGTTTAGTGTTCGGTGCTGGTGAGAAGATCGAAGGCGATGACACAAATTTAACAATCACATCAGGTGGCACAATCATAGCCGATTGTACTTCATTGGTCACTACCACACTGGATGTGAACATAATCCAATCAACTGACTCGGCTGAGATATTAATAAATGAGGCATTGCGTGTCTCAGGCACTATAACTGGTACAGTTACAGCGGCACAATACGCTGACTTGGCTGAAAAATATACTGCTGATACCCAATACTCTCCAGGCACTGTGATGGTGTTTGGTGGCGAACAAGAAATTACCCAATCCACATCAACACATGATGCAAAGATTGCAGGTATTGTATCCACTGATCCAGCATTTATCATGAACAATGATTTAGAAAATGGTGTACTGCTAGGACTTACTGGTCGTGTGCCTTGTAAAGTAAAAGGCCCAATTGCTAAAGGTGACATGGTTACTTCATCAAACACACCAGGTGTAGCATGTAGATTAAACACTGCACAATATACACTAGGCTGTGTGCTCGGCAAAGCACTAGAAGACTATAACTCAGACGCTGAAGGCGTTATCGAAGTTGTAGTTGGACGTTTATAATTTTTCCAATTTTTTTTAGTTAACTATTAGGTTCAAAGAACTTGAGCCTTTTTGTAAAAATTCTACCTGAACACCAGTGGCTGATTGTAATCCTAATCCATTTGATGCTGTTGATGTGCCTTGATCGTACCATACACTGCCAACTTTTCGTATCACTCTTATTTCAACACCTGAGGCTGGTGCAGAAGACAGTGTTAATGCGGTGCTAGAATCTGAACCTACTGTATAGCCACTCACTGTTTCTCCTCCTACAAACACAGTCAATTCGTTTGCAGAACTAGGCACATAGTCTAAGGCAAACACTAGTGTTGATCCATCACCAGTGAATTTTGTAGTTGTTGTGGTGTCCTCGTATGGTATATTTTGTATTGCACTTGCATCCACAACAGGTAAACCTGTTGCATGTGATTGAACCGCAGTGCCTAGAGTGCCTCTGTATAATCGCTTCAATGTGTTGCCGTCTTTTTCAAAGAATGCAATACGTTCAGTACCAATAAAAACTACACCAGGTGTGTTGGTTGTTGGTGAAGGGTTACCTAGCACAGTGGCATCATTCACTGTGATTTCTACACTGTCTTTAGTAATCGCTGTGGTTAATTTGGTGCTGTGTTTTTCTGCGACTCGCTTGTAGTGATATCTATTAATAATGTCTTTGAACACTCTATATCCTATGGAAGGATTCACTGGTGCACCTCCAAAGTATGTCACGGTAATAATGTCACTATCTTGGAAGTTTCTGTTTGCAAATTCTAGTATACTGCCGTTGAGTCTGTAATCAAAATTTGATTGCACATACTGTTTGTTGATAGACACCATTGTGAAATCAGGATTCGACGGAACTGTTGCCAATTGGAATCTGGTAGTTTGTATATCTGGTAGCAGGACCGCGGCACCAAGGAAACCAAAGTCTTCTGGGGAGGCTGTTTGTATGCCTAGATCGCCAAAATCTTGTGTTACAGTAACATTGTTCACTGCTGTAGTAGAAAAAATATTGCCAGTAATTGCCCCAGCATCATTTGTACCAGTGACACTAGCACCCAGAGTACCAAAATTTAAACTTGCAGAAGCAGTGGTTAAATCTCCACGATCATCAATGTTGTTAACGACTGATACGCCTAAATCGCCTCTGTCAATTTCTGGCAGAACAGCGCCTGACACAGTGTTTAAGCCAGCAGTTTTTGCCAACACTTGAGTACGTATGTGTTGTTGATCAGAATTAGCAAACGTAGTTACAAATATTCTGCTGTTATCAATACTGGAGTCTCCAAATGCTCCTGGTTGTATTTTTAAAACACCTTGAGCATCTAATTCATAATCATGATTTCGTTTGTATACCACAGCAAGTGTGTCATCGGCTGTTAGTGGACCATCCAATGTGATCGCTCTAAAACCTGCCAGGGTTGTGCTTAGGAAAAAGTCTTGTCCTGCTTGTAGTATGATTCCATTTTTCCAAACTTCCACAGTGGCAATGGTGGCGTCTGCGGATGGCTCTGGAAAATTAGGAATGTCAAAACTCAGTGTGGAACCATCTCCCACAAAGTAACTAACTTGTGGCGGATCTAATCTGTATCTGTTTGTGCCAGTACCGGATGCCACACCCTCAACAATAACTTTGTGATGATGCGGTCCAAGCACTAGATTAGCAGGATCTATTTGAATTTCTATTTCTGCGTTGTTAATAAATCCTGGAATATCAGCATATTCTGTTGTAACCACTTCAGAAAATGCTTTTGTTGATGTGGCTAGATCAAAAACAAATATTTCAATGTGTGCATTGTCTGGAGCGTCCTGTATGGTTACGTCTGTGCCACCATCAGAATTAACAGATATGGAAGCAGTTTGTTTTTCACCATTCACTAACACATATGTTTGAGTGATAAGATCAAAAGTCACAGGAATATTAAATGTTGACACTGAGTCACCACCTTCAAAAGTAAATTTCCCAATCAGATTTTCTGTTGCCACTTGTATGGCTTGCAAACCAATCACAGCATCTACAGCAGGCGCAGTGGTAAACGTAATTTCTTTTGTTTTGAAATTGACTGTGTAGTCAACATCTTTGTTTTTGAAAATATTGTTTACAAAAACTCTTAAACCGTCACTAGTGCCAAGATCTGGAGTATCAAACACAGTGGTTGATCCATCACCAAAATAAGCACGTTTTACAATCAGAGATGTGCCGTCTGTCTGTCTTGTAAACACTTTAAGATCCATTGTGTCGTACACACCCCCGGGTATAACTTCTTCTGGAGCGTGTGCAGAATATTCTGAAATAAATGCATCGCCTACCACGTTTATATCTTCAGCTCTCTGTCCTAACTGCGTTGTGAATGTTCTAGAGTCTAGAATTTGATCTAAATTTCCTACAGTGGCATCATCTGTTGCTGTCTGTACATCATACTGATTGTTATCAAAACTAATTTCATCATAACCAGATGCAGATTGGAAAGCATTTGATTGAACTTTTACTCCTAGGTACTCTATACCAGTCATTAATTGAGCATAAGTGTTAATTGTTGTCGAACCATCTCCTATAAGTCCTGCCATACCAGTGGTAGGTCTATAATAAGCATGTATTCTATCTGTAGCAGTCCAACGCACTAACGGTGCTGTACTCACTACAGACGACGAGTCATTGAGTGTCACATTGCTAATAAACGTTGAATTACTTGTAAAGTCATTGGTTACTCTGTATATTTCATTCAAATATCTTACGTTTTGCCCTGCGGTATATGATGTGTTCGCAGTCCAATTTAATATGACTGTGTTTGTGATTGTTTTTAAAGTGTTTATCCTATCAAATTTTACAGTTGTGTCTATGTTCCTAACTTTAGTGTTTTCTAAAACTGCAAATACTGTTGCTGTCTTAGTGACTGCCGAGCCTCCACCGCCTGTTACTGTAATTGTTGGCGTTGATGTATAGCCACTACCTTTGTTAGTCACTGTTATTTTTGTGACTTTGGCATCACCTATGATTGCTTTGGCAGTGGCTCCTGATCCACCTCCGCCGCTGATAGTAATGCGAGGTGCTTCTGTATAGCCTTCGCCACCATTGCCTACTTCGATTGCTCCAATGTTATATTTGAAGTTATCAGAATACTGTTTCCATGGGTTAGTATCGTACACATCAAAGTATGTGCTGTCATCTATAGACAGTGCAGGCGTGATGTATTGACCAATAGTTTTGTCATAATAACTCTTGTTATCAAAGTCAGTGATATCGCCTTGCATAATATCTTGATTTTTATACGAGGTTACATCTTCTCTCACAGTAGTTTTGAAAGGTAAAACTTCTCTAAAAAATTCTGACACTGAAGCAGATGCATCAATTTGGAATTCACGCAGTTGTTCTAGATCAGAATAAGTGTTTAATAGTTTTACAAATGATGTTTTAAATGTCCAATCAATATCTTTCTGTTCAACCTGTGCAATACGTACTCCTAAGAAGAATATTTCATTAAACAGATTAGCATCTTCGTCTACTGACCAAGATTTAACTCCTTCTAATATATTACGTAGTTCAGTAATTGCTTCTGCATCGTATAATCCTGATGCATATGCTGTTGCTCCGAACCCTACTGCATTGTTTGCATAATCATATAACCTAGTACTAAGTTGTAGTGTTCCATTTTCAATTATTATAGTGTTGAAAGATGCTGAAGTTTTCACGTAAAATCTAGATTCTCCACCATATGATTTACGCACTTTAACAATATCACCTTTATTATATGTGCTGTTTAATCTTGTTCTTTCATCTGCTACCACATAGTCTGCCACTGTGTTTTTATCATAGCCTGTAGCGTGCCAATCAGAATATGACCAATAGTTTGTAGTGTCATAAGTTTGTTGTGAACTTCTTATCCAGGTTTCACCATTCCATGTGTAGACTGCCCATCCGTCTACTGTGTCAGAATCTGTAAAGACTAGTACTTTGTAGCCAACATCAAGTAAATCAGTGTCTATGTATGTTAGATCAATTTCTGTATCCACTGATCTATCAAATTCACCCAAAACAGCACTAGGCAATGGTGTGAATTCTAAAAATTTTGTAAGATTTTTTTCAACAGCATATGCTTTTAATAATAATTTGCTGTTTATGAATTTTACAATAACTTTAAGTGCATTCAATTTGTCCTTATACCAACTTTGTCTTGGACGGTCTAATGATCCGTATCTAAGACCTTCAGGCTGTGTCATGTCTGGTACTGGCTTTCCATTGGTATTAAATCCAACTAAACTGTCAAAAAACTTGTCTACAAGTTGCTGTGGTATGGCAGAATTTGGATCATTTTTAGAAACTAACGCATATTCTGTATGTTTCTGTAGTTGATCACTATCAGTTGTATTTTCAAAATGTAAACCTATTTTATTTTCTTCTAGTTGTGTTCTATCTAAATTTAAAAGAATAGATTCATTGGACACCATAGCAATAAAATTGTTAGTAAACGTTGCTGGATCTGCAATTGATGATGCAATTTGCGATGCTGACACAGAGTCACCAGTTGCTACTGTGGTGCTGTTTGTGACCCAATAAAAATATCTATTAACAAATATGGACCTGTTGTCATCAAACACACGTTTGGTTACAAATTTTGAGTTTGCTGTGCCTGTTATGCCCTGACTGTCACCTTGGTTTGTTCCTGTAAGTGCGTTATATTGTGTAGGTGTAAGGCTACTTGCTACCCATTGTCTAGCTTCTACGTTTGAATCAGGATGCAGTTTACCCCAATTGATTAATCTTTCATCTAACGAGCCTTGCTCATACCACATGTATTTGAACGTTGAAACATCTAACCAAATTTCACCAACATGGTCTTCGTCCCATAATGCGTAGTCAGCTGGATCAAAAGGTACTTGATATTTTATGTGTTCTTGTACTTGCGGAAATAGTTTGCCTTTAGCAGGGTCTATTATCGATAAAAAATTAACAACAGTGCCGGTTGCTATATTATATGTAAATGCACTTTTTAATTTTTGTGTATCAACTAAATTAGGTTGTTCAATAACATTATTCCATCCTAATCCAGTTGTAGGTTTGTTAAATGTTAATAGTTGACCGCTGTTTGAAAAACTTTGTAAACCTGCAAACAGGTTGTTAAAAGTAGTGTCATTATTTTTTGCCCCAACATACACACTTAAATTAGAAATAGCAATTGAGGAACCAAAGTTTGCACCACTTTTTAAAGCCACCGGTGAAGTTAAGTTTTGCACAAATTGAAATTCTGTATTCAATTTAACAAACACACTCACTTGTCCTGAATCATAAGAAATATCATTGAACTTAGTTGCGTTGTTGTCAAAAGTTGTTTCAAGTAGTACTGTGGATCCATCTGTTGATATTGAATCAAAAGTAGTTAACCGTTTACTATCGCCCTGTTTGCTCTGCACTATAAGTGTGTTGTCGTCAATGCTTACTGTGTTTCCAAATCCTTGATTCACACTTGGTGCTCTTGACACTAAAGTTTCCACCAACTGATATTGACTTATTGTTATTTGGCTACCAGAAGCAGGCGCAGTGCTGAATGTGATACCAGTACTAGAACCATCTAAAATGTAGTATGGTGTGCTACTGCCATCATTAGTAAATGCAATATTTTCATCGTCGACAAACACACCCACAGCGTCAGACATATTAATAGCAAATCCAGATTCAAAAGCAGTTGTGCTACCATCTCCTTGCAAGGTGCTTGTTTTTAAACTATAATGAAACACACCGCCTTGGGTCGACACTGTGTCAGTGTAAAGCGGTGCACCAATGACTACATCAGAACCATCTGAGTCTATTGCTACAGACGTCCCAAATTCTATAGCGTCAAAAGTTTGAGGTACCAGTGTTTCATGCTCATAGTAAGCATCATTTTTGAATCTGTACACCGTGGCTCTTCCGTTGTCTGTTGTAGTACTATCATTATCATACTGAGCAGAAGTTACAATCAATGCACTTCCGTCCTCAGCAAACTTTACATCAGTTCCAAAACGTGCTCCAAGTTGACTGTTAGTTGGTACCAGTGTCTGATGAATATCATATCGTGTGCTGGATCCATCTTTGGCATATTTGTAGATGTACACTGTGCCTCTGCCTTCTGCACTGGAATCATTAGGGCCTCCAGGAGCACCCACTGCCAAATAGGTACCATCACCTGACACTGCTACAGATGCACCAAATTCACCACCTGCATTTACATCAGGAGCAACAATAGATTGTTTGATACTGAAACTGGTGTTGACGTCTTGATTAATCCAATGCACTGCACCTGTCTTTGTGTTGTCTGTGCCTAAAACAGCTGTAATTGACACAACTGAAGACGAATCTCCTACTGACACTGGTTCATTTTCAAAATTAGCAACACTTGTAACTTTTACCCAATACACATTATCGTTGTGATCAACCTCTAATATTTTTCCTGTTGCTCCGCTGGTGCCACCAGTTATTGTCACCGCTCTTGTTAGTTGTACATCAGTGGTATCCAATGTTAATCTAACAATGTCATTAGTTTCTGGAGATCCAGCAAATAGTCTGTTGCCAGTTTTTGTAGAAGCAAGACTTTGACCAAATTTGTCTCCACCTAGAGGATTGGCTATGTCAAGTTCTATTTCGTTACGTAAGTAAAAATCTTCTGCAACTTGATTTCGTATGTAGATAAAAACTTTATTAACGCCTGATGCTCCTGTAGCTAAAACCAAGTTATCCACATCAACTACAACCGATGTACCAATTTCTGCGTCAGACTCATACTCTGTATCAAAACTTACTGTGCTGTTTGTATAAGATGTGTCAGTAGATTTTTGTAATACTTGCCACAGTCCGTTGTTTGGTTGACTTAGTGTGTAATTATTATCTACATAGACGTAATCACCTATTACAAAACCTTTGTCTGGAATAATACTATCCAAGTCATCCATTGTGTTGATTCTGATAGTTTTTAAAACACCTATTGTACCAATTGTATTTGTACTGTCAAAATCTCCTGCAAAATCTACAGAAAAAGTTTTTTGATCGTCAGTGCTATCATCTAAATTTACTTTGTATACACCGTTGATTGTTTCATTTGTGTTTGTTATAACCACATAGTCATCTGTAAACAAACCATGAGGCCCGTCTGTGGTAATTTGTAGAACATCATCAAATTGTTTGTATATTATTGTGCTTAAATTTGATGAACTAAATCTTTTTACATCCCAATCATTTGCATTTGTGTTGGCAATCCACACAGTTGTGCCTTCAGCAAATGCTGTGACATCTAGGGCAAGTAGATCTGATTCATTGTACACAGTAAAATCTACTTGGCTTGGCAAGACATATCCTGCCATATTGTATTTGAATATATTTTCTGCAGAATTTTGTGTAGCAGTGTAATCAATTGTGCCAAACACATCGCCACTAAATGCATAAGGCTTCAAAAACAAATCAGTGTTTTTGTTGACATTTAAAATAGTGTCTGTATCTGCGTTAGCACCTTCAGTGATTTGATAAATCATTCTATTGTGATCGTGCTGTTTTTCTGATATGACAAATGCAAATGCTTGATCAGTTCTATGACCGCCGTATTCTCCAACTCTAAATGCATACTCTTCAAATATGTTGTAAGCAGAAGTTTGTCCACTTTGCGGCTGTGATTTAAATTTTTCTATTGGACCTATAGTTCCTTTTTCTTTAAGCATTCCTTGGTAAAATTTAAATTGTGTAAGTTCGTTCAATCCTAGATCTTGGAAATATGTTCTAGGCTCGTATCCAATAAGGTGTTGTGCATATCTTTGTTGTTCTGCATCAAAATTATCTGAATCTAATGAATAAAAATCTTTAAACGCTTCTGCTTTAGAATCCCAGTTAGGCAACATAGCACCAACTGGTGCACTCGCTCTTTGAGTAAAGTATCTGCTTTCAAAATTGTCCGTGGTAGTGTGATTAGTTGTAACAACATAGTATTTGCCTTGATGTGTTATGTTAGTTCCGATCCTTAAGTCAGTGTAAGGTGTCCAATCAGCAACTTTGCCTTGGTCTAGAATATATCCAGGAGCATAAAGATCTCCATTCCAATTTGCAGTACGGAAACCAACTAGTTTTACACGGTCTTGTCTATTACCAATTATGTCATCAAAAATTACATCATTAAATTGTGATACATTTTCTAAAAGTAAATGATGTTCTTTTTGTACAGCACGAATATCTGCATTGTAAATGCCGTCTTCTGCAGGATTAGTAATAAGTTGAAAAATACCATCTTGCCTTTTTGTTGCAAAATTGTTAGGATTGATCGGTAAACCATCTTGTTGTAATACAGAATAAAAGTGATCTGAGTCTGTAAGATCATCGCCTATAGTGTTTTCCTTTTGAAATTTAAGTGTTGACGCCGCTGGTGACAAAGATATTACAGAACCTATATTCCAGTTCTGTGTAGTCCAGAATAAAAATTCTTTTGCACTAAGTTCCCAATTGGCTGGTTGATTCAGTTCATTTATATATTCATCAAATACAAATCCTATTTCTTGTAAGTACTGATCATATCCAAACAAAAAGTCTGCAACTTCTTGAACGTCTTTAAATTCGTATCCATATGGAATAGTGGTTGTGACTGGATTATAGTTTTTATATTTTTTAACACTGACTCCGCCTTTTAGTGGCAATGTGTTTCCAATCTCTGCCCAATCGTCAGTGTTGAACGATTCACTGCTTGATACTGCATTCTTTGCTCTATAAAAAACTCCTTGATTTTTTGCTATAGTGCCTTTACTATAAAATCCGCCACCTTGCCATTCCACAAAAGAGTCTGTTACTGCGCCAACTCTAATTAAGATAGAATCATTGAACTGTCTTGGTTTACGGTATGTAAATGTACGATTAAAATTAGCATATCCAGAAACTTTGTACCCTGTATCAGTTTTTTGTATAATTACACCACTGTAGTTTGCGTTCACTAATGGGGCACTTTTGTACAACAATATAGAAAAGTCTTGTTGTGGTAAAAATACACCACGCGATGTACTTTGAGGTGACACACTTCCAACTGCAACTTGCATGTTGTCTTTGTTTGTAAATCCACCTAGTTTATAAGATAACTGAATCGAGATGTTGTCTAATCTATCTGCCAAATACGTAGAAGCAGTGTATCCTAAACTCTTAAGATAATCTGATACTGTGTTAATATATCCAGCAGTAAAAAAAGCACCTGTCGGCAACACATAGTCTGTGACCTGTTGTCTATGTAACGAGTTGTACACATATTGACCTATGATGTTTTTGTTTATTCTTGACCTATCAAAAAACAACCCAGCATACCTACTTGGCTTTGCAAGAAATTTTGCTATTTGTTCTGCAAACCTATAAGACGAAGACTTCCGCCACGCAGTTTCAGGTGGACCACCATCTCCATATTGCCAATTTTGTTTTAATGCAGATGGGATACTAGTGTTGTTGTTAATGATGCCGGCATTACCTGGAGAAGCTAATTCTCCACTTTCTGTAACAGGTAATACATTTAAAAAGTTAGAGCCTTTTGCATACCGAGGATAGAATCCTTTACGGTTTCCCTCAGCAATAAATCCATTTGCAATATCATTCCATAAAACTAAGTTGCCTCTAGTGTAAGGTGCAGTTCCATATCTCGTGTCCCAATAATCAGGCTTGATTGTAAAGCCTAAAGATTCCCATGGTCTTTTATGTGGTGCATCTGTGTCAAACCATTGTCTATATATAGCACGCCAATATCCAGGCAGTGATGTTTGATCTATTTTGTTTTTGTAATTGCTATAATTCCAAGTAAAATCATTACTAGCAGAATATGTAGTATTTGTAGTATAGTCTACACCATTGGTACCTGTCCAATTATAAAAGTCTCTGCTTAGTAAATTTAGAATCTCTTGACTAGAATATTCGTTGTCTCTAAAGAAACCATAATCTAAATTTATTATTTCTTCATCAAATTTTATTTTAATATTGTTGTAAATTCTTTTTTCAAATTCAAGAATAATGTCATCACGGAAATCGCCGTATGCAACTGTGATAGAACCATCATGACCTCTTATAACATCAACGCCGGTTACTTCACTAGAACTATCAGTTGGTTGATAAGTGTCGTCTGTGAACTTTTCCGGTCTCCATGCAGAAGCAAGGCCTAATTTAGTTGGAGTAGCAGGTATAAAACAACCATCTGAACTGGTGTACTCAACAATTTTAATAACATCATTTGTTGCCAACGCAGTCATAACTTCAATACCATTTTGTGCCGCGGAGTCAGCAGTGTCAGTGAATTGATAATCTGCAAGATGTGTTAGTTGCACATCATTTAGATATACATACACAGATTTGTTGCCGAGAGTTGTTAGATTGTGTGATGCACTTATAGGATAATTTACAATGGCTGGATCTGTTACTGTGTAAGATAGTGTGACTTGATCATCGCCATATGCTAACATATCAGTGTCATAAAAAGGCATTGTAGAATTTTTATTTTTGTTTATTAATTTTATAAGTTCATCAAAGTTTTGTGCAATGGTGCCATCTAACGACACCTGTCTGACTCTGTCGACAAGACTTTGTTTAAATTTTTCATACTCACGACTGCTGTGCCTCATTGCTCCAATTAAGTTAATGGATTTGTCTTTAACTAATATGTGTGATAAAGAATCATTTCCAGAGTGTTGCATGATTAGAGAACCATAAGCAAAAACATTATCTAAATCTCTAGAATTATTTCCTCCAATTGCAGTGCCTACAAAATTTGGATGTTCATTGACTGCTAAGTTGTAGTGTTTTACCATGTCTCCTAGTGTTAATTTTTTAATATTTTTATTTTGTGAATTTCGCTGTAATCCTAAAGGCACTTCAAAAAATCCATTGCCACTAGGAGTACCTGTCAAAGAGTGTGCTTTTATTGTGATAACATTGCCTGATGCAATTATTGATGTAGTTTGCACATAATAATGGTCATTGATCGGAGTTAACTGATAATCATTAGTTGTTGCACCGTTTAATAAAACTTGCACTGTGAGATCAGATAGTGCTGTTGGATTTAGGTATTGGTCAATTTCAAAATATTGTTGATCCTGATCACTTTCATATACTCTTATTATTTTTTGGCTATTTTTAACAATAAATTTTTTCCAGTTGTTAGTGTATTCATAGTTGTTCAGTGTGCTGTTAAAGATCCTGTAAAAATACTGACGTAGATTTTTTGTTACAATGGCTCCTTCAGTAACATAATCAAATGTTCCACTGTTAAAAGTATCGTTTGCACGTAAATCATTAATTAATCCCAGTCTTTCATATATGACGTTTGTGCCATACACAGTGTCAGGTGTGCCTTGAGTGTCATCTGTTGCAATCTCAAATAGTGTTGAGCCTATAAAACTACTTGAAAGATAAACATCCGCGTCACCTAACGAATTTCCGTCAGTGTCATATACATTAAACAAAGGTTTTTGATTTAATTTTGTTTTTTGTTGTGATTTTTTCCATGCTCCATTTTCAATATGATATGGTTGTCCTTTGTTGTCACCTCTACGAGACACAACAGTAACTGACTGTGCATCTGTAAACGTTTCATGTTCTACCAATCTTATAACTTGTGCTACGGAAGAACTGTCATCAGCTAGGCCGAATACAGATACAAAATCTACACGATAAATTTTGTTTACTGTGTTAGGATCAGCAGTAAAACATATTAAATCATTTTGACGCAGTTGTGAACCGTCAGCCACATATGCTCCTGCACCAGACACATTACTAAAAGCATCTGTGTTAGAAGAATCAATAATGTCAATTAACCTACCAGTGGTACCATGACTAAACAGTTCTAAATTTGGAACGAACTCAATGATGGGACGTTTTGCTCTTGCGTTTTCTGGTAAACCTATTGTGACGTTTAATTTGCTTTCTGTCTTTTGTATTGCTTGTGTGTGTACCCATCTGTTTGCTCTGCTCCATGCATTTAAATCTGCAGATGATCTGTCTATGGTCCAATAATCTGGACTGGAACTTTGAGCAGTGGAGTTATCAAACCCTACTGTATCAAAACCTTCTGTACCATCTCTGTCCCATACTTCTCCTTTTTCAACACCATATGCCTCAACTACTTCATGCTGTGATATATCAGTAAAAGTTATGCTCTCACCTACTCCACTTATGAAGTATTTTTTGTCTTGATAATTTGCAACACTAGAAGATGTAATTTGAACATTGATTGTATCAGTTAACTCTAACCCAGATGCATCAGTAAATTTTTTACAGCCAATGATATTTTCTGCTGGATCAAATAGTACGTCGTCAAGGTCTTTGATTATAATTCTACCACGCATTGCTGTGTGATTACCGCATTGATAAAATAAAACTGTTTCTGCGTTGGTTGATGAATCACTAGCAGGAACTTTCAAAGTTACTGTTCCGGAAGTTGCTCCATTGTTAGAAACATGATCATTGGAAAACTGGTAGTCTGTGCCAGTTGCATATTGTGTTTTTATGTAAAAAGGATGTCCTGGAGCATCTACTTCAAACTCATATGTACTGCCTTTGTACACAATGATATCAGGGTTATTTTGCCCATTTTTGTTTGAAAATACATAAGCACCGAAACTATTATTAGTAACACCTATAGTGGTTTTTGTGCCACTGGATAGTAACAAAGATATCGGTGTAAGTCCTTCACTGATCCAATAATATTGTCTATAATTTACAAACTTATCTGGATCTATAGGTGGAGCATAAGCATAAGATTCTTGTTCCCACAGTCGATCATGCTTTGCGTTGCTACCGCCTTGTGACTCAATTTCATTCACAGCATCAATGTACTGTGAGGCAAAGTCAATGGTGTTACCGTCTGACTTATAGGTCACTGTAGGTTCTAATTGATAACTCTGTCTTTGTTCTGTGCTTTCGCTGAGATATTGCTCTGTGGTGTTGTATGATTGACGATACTTTTGTCCTATAAACCCATTCAGTTGATCTAATACACTTGGTTCAATTAATTGATCAAGTGTGCTGTTGATAAACCTTTTGTTCTTCTCTGTTTGAAATATTTGAGGTAATAATTGAGAACTTGATCTAGTAGATTTGCTCATTAGTAATATCCTCCACTGGATGAACCAGTGGTAGATACTGTGCCTGATGTAGTACTAGTTGCAGATACTGTACCTGTAGTTGCTGTTGAAGATGCAGAACTAGTTATTACTGTACCGGTTGCTTTAAGTTTTTCTGCTGAGATCGAAGAAATAATTTCAACATTATCTACTGTAGCTGATGACACAAATATTTCATTGTCTTCTGCATATATTTGAAACAAAGAACCAAATCCATTAGTGCTTTGAGATGGCACAATCACAACACTTAATAAATCTGGTGCTAGATTATTGTGTATGTAAGCGGCTAATTCTGTATAATAAAAAGTATCGCCAAAGTCCCAAAAGTCAATTTGAAAATAGGTATCTATAGCAGAAATTACTAATGATTTAATTTGATTATCACTGACAGTGCTTTGTGGATTTTTAATAACTTTAAACTGTGCTTGTAATGAAGCGTCCGCACCTGGTCCAAACAATAGTTTATATTCGCCTGGATTAAAAACTATTTCATCACTTATAGCCTTGATCCCATCCAAGGATGACAGGTACGCAGTTTCTAAATCAAATATTGTAGGTGTTTCAGGCTTTGCTGTTGCTTGACTATTTCTTAACCATGTACGCAGTTGTTGATCAAAAGATCTTGTCACAACATAAAGATCTATAATGTTCGATACACTAGGATCTATTCTTCTACTTCTTACAGCTCCATGATTATAGTTGTAAATTAGGTCTTGTCTACCTAGTTTAGCAGTGTAAATTGTAACTGCTGTTGTGCTGTTAGTGGTTGCGGAATACTGATAAAATGCATCATCTCCATAATAGTAAAACAATTGGTTATCAGGATAAACTGCAAAATTTGTAACTTCTAAAGCATTTTTTACAACAACAAATTGTGTTTGATCCACAATACTATCTTGATCATATCCTTCTACTGTGACCGTTTTAAAAAATACGTATTTGTTGTTTATGTTTGTACTCGGATCTACAATAATTGTGAATAGATCAGGATTATCAATAACTCCATCATCATCAGAATCAAAGAAACCTACTTCTATTTTTCTAGTATCGTTGTAGCCATCTGACCCTACAACATTACCTACAATTTGCCAATCATAATTGTATGTTAGACTGCTAGTGAAATCAGATGCTGTGTTACTAGCCGGCAATCTGATCTTGTCTTTTATAGATACTCCAGTTTGCGGATCAATTACCTTTGCTGTTGGATCAAAGTAAAATTTGTTTCTTGTAGCAGATTGAAATACATATTGTGTTTTTCTATGTGTTACTGTGTAACTTACACCATTGGTTATAAACTTTATTAACCATGAATTATCTAAATTTGCTCCTGTAGTATCACCTTGATGTGTTAAAGCAAATGCTCCACTGCCTAGATTGGCTTCTGTCACAATATCAAAAGTTTTTGCAGTTATGTTGTAACTTAACCCAAAATTGTCAAATTCTACAACTAGATCTATGATTGATGCTTTTAATGTATCCGAAATAGAATCTATAAACTGCGGAATTATTTCAGACAGTACAGCATCAGTTGGTACTAAATCATTTAACACTATAGGACCACTCCCGTCTGACAGATTGCCTAGACCACCATTTGACCCATCGCCTTCAACAGATATAATTTTAGTCCATATAGTGTCTGTAGACCCTGGATGACCTCCAACACCTGGTCTCTGTGTGCCATTACCAGGCATAAAGTAATTGCCACTAGTTGGTGTAAATTTTGCAAGAGCACCTGCAGTCAAGTATCTTAAATTGTTTGTGGTCGAACCTCCAACACTCAACGCACCGCCGTTAGTAAAATATCCTGTGGCTTGATTCACTGTCTGTGTAGACTTGTTCCAAAGTGTACCAGTTGGTGGAGTAATTCTTGGATGATTTTTATAGTAGTACTGTTTAAAGTCTGCAGAAGTTAATACATCTGTAAGAGATGTGTTGATTACTTTTTCAACATCATCTCTTGTTAAAAATTGAAAATTAAAAGTATTTGTTCCTTGATCTTGATACAACACACCGTCGTCTGCTACAATATTTGTTTGCGAATACACACCAGTTGGATCTGTAATATCTAAAAATCTTGAGACACCCGATGCTGTTCTTACTTGTGACTTGGCTTTTGCAATTGATTGATTTTGTGTTAATGGTAAAATTTGATAATCTTCTGCAGATATCATTCTATTATTTGAATAATACGACTGTGGTGCAAGTGTTTTAATATCTGCCACAGACTCAGAACTTGATGCATTTGTGATAGTGCTCTGCAATGAAGTCTGAATTGTTAGTGTATTTGTTTGGCCGTTTTTCGAAATATAATCAAAAGCAATAGAAATATTCTGCATGTCGGAAGTATTGATGTTGTACGTTAATCCATTGCTTTGTCTGTAATAACATCTAAAATTTCCTTGTGGTAAAGTGCCATACACTCCATCGGAAAACACAAGATCAATTTGATCGTTGTTTTTAGTCACAACAGCAAATTGATTTGTGATATTTTCTGCTAGATTATTGTAGATAATATTGTTACCAACTATTGCAGGAACTTTTCTCCATCTCTGCTCAAGCACACCGTTTTGGTCTAATTTGAATAAAAATACATCGTCATTGTTAATGTTGTTTTCCTGAATCGATACCACAGTGTTCGGCGCTGTGTTTGTAATTGCAAAGTCTTGAGAATTAAGCACACCTTGTTTAAAGTGCAAGAAATACCCTGTGTTGTTCGACCCAAATCCTCTATTGTCGTTTCTGTAAAGTAAAGACATAGAGTTGCCTGGTATAGGTGGTTCTTCATACACAAACTTTTCGCCTGCAAATGAACAAGGCACAATGGAAAATTCCATGCCCACACCGTTAATTGTTTGACTAAAAGGCACTGTTGGCAGATCAAGATTTGCACCATTGATTCTGTACAACTGTGAATTTATTCCACCTATGGTGTCACTTTGTTCGGGTTTGTTTACAAATTGATTTTTTGGTAGGCTTGCATTGATGACTGTGTTGAATTGGTCCTGCCAATTGTCATTAGTAAGATCATTCCAAAGTATTGGTGTGTTTGCAATGTTTTGTCCATTGGAGTCTGTGACTGTTTCTGATGTTGAAACTGATGTTATTTTTAAAAAACCGTTTCCTGCTGTGTTTCTTTTTGGTTGATATGATATTAGTCTTGCTAGTCTTAACACAGAATCTTTACGTTCTGCTAGATCTATAAAATTTTCTCTGGCATTTAAGTCTACTCTATAGGAAATTGACTGTGCCACATAGGATATCATATCAATGAGTGCAACGTATTCCGACGACTCAATAAAGTCGTTAAACGATTCAGGATAGTTTAATTGTAAATAATCAATTAGGGTACGTCTAATAGTATCGAAATCATATGATTTAAAGTCAGCCTGTTGAAAGGTACGATAAAGTTTTTGCCATACTGTATTGGCTAACAGGGTATTTTGTCGGGTGTTAGAAGCCATGCAAGATATTTATTGCTTTAAAAAAGTGTATACTTAATAATTTGCCTGAGATGAGTTAAACACTTGACCTGGACCTTGAAGTAATCCTTGTTCAGAGTCAAATAACAAGTTTAAAGTTTCGCCGATTGCGTAACCAATGTACAGTACAGTTATTTTGACTTGTAAACCATTCTCGGCTTCAAACACTTCCAATTGATCTAGTGCCACTCTTGGATCATAATTTATAACTGCTTCTACTTCTCTGATCACTGCATCTTTAGTGTCTGCATCCAACGGATCAAACAGATAGTTCCATAAATTAGTGCCAAAGTTAGGATTTTCTAATTTTTCACCTTTGCGTATGTTAAAATTATTAAGGAGATCCTGTTTGACCAGTTCAATGTCATACAGTTTTGGATCTTTAAACTCACGGCCTATGGTTGAAAATCCGTTGAATATTTGATTTTGCTGTACCTGTTGTGTGGTTCTTTTTGCATCTTTGAATGTTACAACTGCCATGACTAGTATTTAATCCCCTGCGTACACTGTGATTGCACTGCCAGTAATGGATCCTGCGTCAGCACCATCTTCTAGTCTTGCACATCCTATGCCAACAACAAACACTGTGCCGCTACCTTCATTGATAGGAGCAGTGTGTGACACACATAGCAACTCTTTCAATATATCATGAGACACTGTTCTATCACCTATTCTACACCATAATTTTGCTTCAGCAAACACTGTAGACTGACTGGGGATGGCCAAGACTGTAGCACTATCACAGTCATGACCTGTGCTTACTGCGTCTCCTTGTCTGGCTGCCAGTAGCGTGTGAATCATTAGAATCTATCCTCAGGTAATTCTCTGTCTGTTGCTGTGGGTGTGGTTTTGGTTTTGCGTTTGTTTTCATGTTCTGCATATGGTTCTGCTGTGGGCACACGTTTCATAATGCTTTCTCTTGCATTAGGATTACGAGTAGGACTTACACCTGCATTGTCATATGTTTCCAAATTTGACAGCACAGTGCTTAAAACTTTATCCACAGTGTTAAAATGTATTTCATGGTCTGTGTTTACAAGAAAATCGTTGCCAGCAAAAGTTTTTATGTCTGTGCCTGCTTTGATAAGACCGTTCGACCCTATGACCAGTTCATAGTTTGCACTGGATTCTATTCTGACTCGACCAGTGGTCAATGTTTGATCAGAGTTGACTAAATGATTATTGTTATCTATGGTGTTTTGTCCAGTGGCTTTGATGTTGACATTTCTGCCTGCTTCCATGTTGATGTCGCGTTCTGCTCTAAAATTGAAATCATTTTCAGTATGCACACTGACTGAGTCTTTGGAGTAGATATCTATTTTGCCATCTGCTGTGAATTCAATCCAAGCAGTGCCATCATTGTTGGTGATGTAGACTAGGCTTTCGGAATTGTGTAATAATAATTGTGCGCCTGAACGTGTACGCAATCTAATCAATTCGTTACTGATAGAACCTACTGCTTTTTTACCTGCAACAATTTCTGCAATGGCTGGTACGCCGTCATCCATCACAAATGACTGACCACCCAGTCTTGAATGATGTACTTTACGAAAATTGTATTCCTCTTTAGGATCATTGTAAACTTTGCCGTGCCTATTGATCGATTCTCTTGGTGCAGTCTCCTGTCCATTAAAATCAATTGGGCCAGGTGTTGAAATTCCAAACACCTGTGAAGGAGTTTCTCTTCTTGCAGATGATGATGTGGTGCCTCTCACTGTGTCTCTTATAAGGCCTTGATTAATAAGTGTTTCTGTGGCTGGTACATGCACTGGTCTGAATTTGTAGGCATTATCATTTCTGGCATCAGTGTTGGTCCTTGCAATGTTCGGTGTTTCTGCTTTTCTTTGTGCTTCTGCAACAGGAATTGGTGTTGGGTCATCTTGATCTGTGTTTTCATTATCTCCAAATTTTAAATCTTCAAAGTATCTTTCATTCTGTTCTGAGTTGCCTACAAAGTTGCCCGAGGCTGCCAACCCAGGAGTCATGTTGTTCATTAAATCTTCATACACACAGCCTAGCCAATAGCCTTGATTAGGATTGTTATTAGCAAACATCACCAGCACTTTGGAATCAATGTCTGGTGGTACCATCCAAAAACCGTAAGATTTTTGTGTTTGTGCAAATTCTCTTGTGCCTGATCCTGTTTCACTCAAAGGAGTTTGTCCTGCAAAAGGAGAACAGTACTGCACTGTGATTGTTTGTGCACCAATGTCTTTGTTGGTTTCATCGTATGCGCCATGGATATCAGGAATGTATACACCCAATCTGCCCATTCTATTTTGGTCAGTTGGATTCTTCACATAACCTATGTAAGGTCCGGCAAACTGTTGGATTTGATCCTGTACTGATCGTTGCTGTCTATCTAGTGCCATTAATTTATTTTAACCTATCTGTTTTGCTCTTATTGCCTACGAGTTCTATTAAAACGTTTGGCAAGTACAAGTCTTTATATTGGTCAGCTGGACCAAACTCTCCAGTGTTTACAGCAACATTGGACGTGGTGTTATTGCCAGCAACACTGCCTCCAGATGCATTTATTTGTGTTGGTGATCCTTGTGGTTTTGAGATTGCACTTTCTGACGAAGGTGTGCCCGTAGATGCATTTATTTGTGTTGGTGATCCTTGTGGTTTTGAGCTTGCTTCTGCCTTCTCATCAATTTTTTTGTCTGTTTCCTGGTGTCTCATTCTTCTCATCTGTAGTATATTAGTATATAAACCTCCTGCGAAATTACTCTCACACAGATAGACTGCGTATTTGCCTCCGAAGGATGCCGCGTCTTGTATTTTGAACAATCCTGTGTCATCGTCTAGATCAGTTGGTGTTTTAAAATTTACCTGCACATATACTTCGTATGCATCAGGAACCACAGCACCATTGGCATCTACTAGCGGAAAACTGCTCGTGTTATGAGACCCTGCAAAACTTCGATTGCTCACAGTTTTCTGTTCAATCCACAGAGGATCTCCCAGTATTTCCATTTGCACAACCAGTAAATCACCTGCAGGATCATTAAGAATTTGTTCGAACAGCGTGGTCGCTTCTCCATTCACAGTGTTTAAACTTGCAATGAAGCCGTCTTTTCTTGTGGGTGTTGTTTCTGATACGATTGATGACGTGCCTGCACCCTGTTGTCCTGTGGTGTTGATACCCCCGAAAAAATTTGGATCATTGGCGCTGTAAGCATCAGTTGGAGGCGCTCCATCCCCTCCTTGGTTGAAATATGGAATGGGTTGAAAGTAAGCAAATCGATAGGTGAGGTCAAAGGCTAAAATATCTTTATTTTTTCCTGTGTAGAGATAATCATATGTCCTCACTGGATCTACGTCTTTCACCAAATCCACTGCTTCTTTTTTAAAATAGTTTGCAGACACCTTCTGTGGTCTGAGTATCCAGATGAATTTATACACAGGT